GTTAAATCAGAGGTAGTAATTGCTAATTCAGGAGGGGGATAACAGACACTAAGTAATACTTACTGAACCCCTTAGTTTTCCACAACTAGGGGGTATTTCTGTGGAAAACTATTACTTAATGATGTAAATAAGGTTAAAAAGGTATTAAAAATGGTCTAATAAATAGGGTCGTTAAATGTATAGGTTTTCAACAAGTGTGTGGAAAAGTGATACTTAAGCAGTGGAATACGTGTGGAATTGTTGTTAGTAACTGTGGAATATATGTGTTTTAATGTGATATTTTATAGTGATCTTACCGAGCAGAGTATAACACGAACTCGGTTTAATTGCAATACCCTCGTTTATATTTTGTAGGGTTATTACAATTATCATAATATCAACAATTCTGTATAAATATGGTAATAATACTTGACACTTTTCCACAGAAGTATTATAATAAAGTATACACATTAACCGTCTAATCCCATGACAGTTTCTAACATTTACGGGCAGAAGAGTAAGTATAGAATAACACTGGAATTGGACGTGCTAGATGACTTCAACCCACGGCAAATTAACTGGAGGAAAGTATTACAAATTGAAGAAAATGAAGACCTTGATTGTTACATTGAGGACATAGATTCTCCCTTAGATTATTATAACTGAAGCGACTAAAGTGTCCTTATAATGTATAGGGAACACTCCCACACAGTTACTAACATTTAAGATGGCAAATTCAGTTCGCCCAGTATCACAAACCTTTGCAGAATTTCTATTAGATAATGCAAACAATGGTAGTGAAATCTTGGCAGTCCTCGATGATATTGTAGAGGTGGAAGATACAGTGTTATAAGTATCACAAACCGTTATACACAGTTGTTGTTAATTAACTGTGCGAATATGCGTGGGGTTTATGTTACATAGTGGTTACACAGTTGTTGACATAAACCTCGTATAATCGTATAATGGTTTATAACAGTTAAGGACAGTGTTTTTGCCCCCTGCGTGTTATCCCCGATGCGGGCGTTGCGTTTATAAAAAAAGGAACCTTCCTAACCTACAGAGGTGACAGATCGAGTTGTATATATAAAAATCCCGTAAAATTTTTTTGACCTTCTCAGGATTCATATATAAAAAAAATCCCCAGTAAAAAATGCCCCCTGAAGATTTAAGCAATATAACCACATATCATATCTACGTGAAGGATAGGTGTATCTACCATAATCTCAAGCAAGACGAATTTGAAGAGACATGGGAGTTACTCAATGTGATGGTAGGGTTGTTAAAGACTGATTATACCGAGAAAGACTTGTCGTTTGAGAAGGCAGCCCCCACAGTAGGTGTCGGAGGACCAATAAGAATAGAACCTACAGGAGATGATTCATATTAGGTTCGGTATTCCCAAAACCTTGACATATACATAGAATTACATTATAATTGAAATGAAGGTAACTTAGAGGTTATGGCAAAAGGATTTACTGTTAAGGCAAAGGCTCCTACAAAGGATGCACCGAAGTGGGATATACCAGCGATTAAAGAGAGATGGAAAGGTAAAACAATTGTATTCTGTCTACCTGGCAGAGGTTGTTCATATACCTTTTTAAAGAATTTCGTTCAGCTATGCTTTGACATGGTTCAATCTGGAATGAGTATTCAGATATCACAAGACTACTCTTCTATGGTTAACTTTGCACGTTGTAAGTGTCTTGGTGCAAATGTTCTACGTGGTGCTGATCAAAAACCTTGGGATGGCAAACTACAGTATGATTATCAACTCTGGATTGATAATGACATTGTGTTTAATGCAGAGAAGTTCTGGCAACTTGCTGATCTTGCCATTCCTGCTGAAGGTGACGAAAGACAAATCGCAGCAGGTTGGTATGCTACAGAGGATGGACATACTACCTCAGTTGCTCACTGGTTAGAAGAGGAAGACTTCCGTAAGAATGGGGGAGTTATGAATCATGAGACTGTTGAATCAATGGGCAAACGTAACAAGCCTTTCACAGTTGATTATACAGGTTTTGGATGGGTCTTGATTAAGAAGGGAGTCTTCGAGGACATGCAATATCCTTGGTTTGCTCCTAAGATGCAAGTCTTCGAGTCAGGTGCAGTTCAGGATATGTGTGGTGAGGACGTGTCTTTCTGCCTAGATGCAAAAGAGATGGGTATTGAGACATGGTGTGACCCTCGCATACGTGTAGGACATGAGAAAACTAGGGTCATTTAAGTTTTCGGTGAATTCACAATTAAGAAGTGAAGAATTATGGGATCTTTCAGCAGAGATCCTCACCGAACTTTCTCGTAGGGATGGGGTTGAATATAGAATCAAAGCAACCCCCGACTCGATTCAACGTAAAATGGAGGAAATGGACTAATGCCAATGATGACAGCAACGAATGATGGTAATTACAAGTTACCTCGTCCGAAAAAAACTCGTCAAGGACGCTCGGCTCGCACACTACTATCCGCAACGTCTCGTAATAAAGCAAAAAAAGCATACCGAGGACAAGGAAAATAAGAAAGGAGGGTTAAGTCCCTCCTTTTTTTATGTTAAATAGTAAAAATATAGTAAAATTATGGAAAACTCCAAGAAAAAAATGCTAAGAGAGGTATCTAATGACCATCTTACACCTAAAAAACGTGATGATTTAGTCCAAAGTGAGATTTTTGGGGATTTTGATGAGGATGGATTGGATTATGAAGTAGATTCATTAACCCTTACAGAATAGTTGTAAACAATCCTTAATAAATAAACAATAATTGCTCTATTAGTGTGCCTCTAGAACGAGTTAGTCAAGGATTTAAAGATATTAGCATGACATTTCAGTCTAATCCACTGAATGATGACCTTATTGCACTCAAAAATGAGAATGCAATTGCACGTTCTATACGAAACATTGTATTTACATTACCTGGAGAGAAGTTTTTTAATGCATCCTTTGGATCAAGGATCACTGAATCTCTTTTTGATAACATAGATGAGATCACTGCCACTATTATTGTAGATGAAATACGTGAGTCTATAGAAACTTATGAAGATAGAGTGCAATTGGTTGATGTTATAGCAGATCCAAACTTTGAAAACAACAGTTTTGATTTAACTATAACATATGAGATCATAGGAAGGAACGTTCCAGCACAAGAATTACAATTCGTTTTGCAATCAAGTAGATAAAAATGCCATTAGCTAACTTTAGTAACTTGGATTTTGACCAAGTTAAGATAACTTTACAAGATTATCTAAAATCAAACTCCAATTTTACCGATTATGACTTTGAAGGGTCTAACCTTTCAACGATTTTAGACGTTTTGGCATATAATACCTACATTACATCATACAATGCGAACATGATCACCAATGAGGTGTTCATTGATACTGCTACATTAAGAGAAAACGTCATATCTTTAGCTAGAAACATAGGTTATGTCCCTCGTCCAAGGCAAGCAGCAAGGGCAACAGTGTCCTTCTTTGTCAATACCGATGGAATTACACCTGCACCTGCTTCTTTGACTCTTAAAAAGGGTCCTGTGGCAGCATCTTCGAGTCCATTTGGTGGATCATCCTTTGTTTTCTCAATTTTAGCTGATATTACAGTTCCAGTTTTAAATGGAATTGCAGAATTTAACGATGTAGAGGTTTTTGAAGGCACACTTTTAACTCAAACCTTCACATATTCATCAAGAGTTCCAAATCAGAAGTTTGTAATACCAAATATTGGTGTTGATACTGATTTAATGACCGTTTCTGTAAGACCGAACGAAGCATCTACTACAGAAACCAAATATAGTTCGCAAAATAGTCTTTTTGACGTAAAATCTGAGTCAAAAGTTTATTATTTACAAGAAATTGAAGATGAGAGATATCAAATATTCTTTGGAGATGGAATTTTTGGAAAAGAACTTGAAGATGGTAATTTTATTACAATAGATTACATCACTTCTAGTGGAGATGCTGCAAATGGGTTAAATTCATTTAATTTTGCAGGTAGAATTCAGTATACACGCAATTCTCAGTCATATACAATTAGTTCTGGCATCTCTTTGATGACAACTGGGTTAACTGCATCGGGTGGAGAGACAATTGAGTCTGTAGAGTCGGTTAGAAAGTTCGCTCCAAGGATTTATTCGTCTCAAAACAGAGCAGTTACGTCAAATGACTATGAATCTTTGATTCCATCAAGAATTTATCCCGAAACTGAGTCAATTTCAGTTTTTGGAGGAGAAGATTTGATTCCTCCTCAGTTTGGAAAGGTGTTTATTAGCATAAAACCCAAAACTGGTGACTTTTTACCTAATTTGATAAAAGAGCAGATAAAATTAAAGTTGAAAAAGTATGCGGTAGCAGGAATTATCCCCGAAATACTTGATTTGAAGTATCTTTATATTGAAGTTAACTCAAAAATCTATTATAACAGTAATCTTGCACCTTCTGCAGCATATGTATCCTCTGTTGTACAAAGTAATTCTACTAAGTATGCAGAATCATCAGAAATGAATAAATATGGTGCTAGATTTAAGTATAGTAAGTTTTTAAATATTATTGATCAGAGTAATGAATCAATTACATCTAATATTACGACTGTTTATATAAGAAGAGATATAAGAGCAGTATTAAATGCGTTTGCAGAATACCAAATTGGTTTTGGTAATGAATTTCATATTAAGAGTATGAGTGGGTATAACATCAAATCATCAGCATTTAGAATTGCTGGAATTATGGATGATGTCTATATATCTGATATTCCTAATGCAAATAGGACTAATGGATCATTATTCCTCTTTACTCTTCCATCAGAAGCATCTCAATCTCCTACGATTGTTAGAAGAAACGTTGGAACTATTAATTATAAAGAGGGAATTGTTACTATCAACCCAGTTAATATCCAATCTGGAATGATTAAAGATGGTCAAACTGTTATTGAAATTTCTGCATGTCCTCTTTCCAATGACGTTATTGGATTACAGGATCTTTATTTGCAACTAGATATTAATAACAGTACGTTTGAAACCGTAGTTGATGAAATATCTTCAGGATTAGATCCTTCTGGTTCTAATTATATTACATCTACCAGTTATGCTAATGGTAATTTAGTTCGTTCTGGAGGACGTAATACGCAAACAACCACAAGAACAACTTCGGCTCCAAGCACATCAACTACAACAACTACTACAACAGGTGGTAGTTCTACATCATCTACATCAGCAGCTTCATCCTACTAAGATAGAAAGACTATAAAATGACAACAAAAAGAGTACAGTTTAATAACATTGTCCAGAACCAATTACCTGGATATGTAAAGTCAGATTACCCATTAGTTGCTGAATTTTTAAAATCTTATTATCAAGGGCAAGAATATGAAGGTGGACCAATTGATTTGGTTCAAAATATTGATCAATATGTAAAAGTAGATAATCTTACAAATCTCACATACTCTGTTGGACTGGGTGCAACAGTTGGTATTTCGAGTGATGCGATTGATGTTGATATGCAGAACTTCCCTACAGGAACTCTGGGTTTTCCAGATTCTTATGGGTTGTTAAAAATTAATGATGAGATTATTACATATACTGGAATAACAACTTTTGGATTTA